ATCCACCGCGTCCTACAAGTCGATGACGTGATACTAGAAACATTGACTGGCGGACAGGCCACTGTCGTAATTGATGGGCTAAAGAAATGACCACAATTACAGACGAATTGAACGTGCTTAAAGCAATCTTAGAATTGTTGGTATTTGTCAATTCTGAAAAGGATTTCATTGGCAAAACAGAGATTGACAGTCGGTTGCGTTGGGCAGCAAAAAACACGGCAGACAAAATTAATCATCTGTCAAACTTAAACGGATAAAAATATGAATAACCCAGCCGAGGAATACAACAGACTGCATGACCATTGCCAGGCGTTAGCCCGTGAGCGTGACGCAGCGGTACGCAAGATTGACGAATTGATTAAACAATTAGAGGAAGTCAAAGACCAACTGGTATTGGCCCATGAGGCGCTGCGTAGGGAAATGCCATGAGCAGAACCGTTTGGCTCGCCCTGGCGTTAACAGCGTTGTGCGCCGTCCTGATGGCGATGTCTGATAGAAAGTAAAACCCACAAGAAACCACATGACCTAAGCCTGTCGGTTTGTTAAGTGTATGTCAACTGTATGTGTGATTTGAGACAGAGTGATGATGCTCTACCCATCGGGCTGCCTCAATCCGATTACCTTGCACCATCTACCCGATTATGTTTACGGGTCGCTCGAACACGTTGCATTGTCACATTCGTGTTGCTGTTTCAATGCGTGTTCGTCTAACGGCGTTACCGCCGGTCATCCAACCGCCCTGCGACAGGCTTAGGTCATGTAGTTTCTTGTGGGTTTTACTTTCTATCAGACATCGCCATCAGGACGGCGCACCACGTTGTTAATACCAGGGCAAGCCAAACAGTTCGACTCATCCTGTTATCTCTTTAATGCCGTTACGCGTAAATTCGCGTTTCAGTGCTTCATGGGCTAAATACAACTCGTCAGTTAGGCGTTGCACTTCTGTTTGCAGCCAGTCACGCTCGCGCGCTATGGCCGTCATGTGGTCATGTAAACGGTTGTAATCCTCGTCTGGGTTTTTCACTGTGTTATCCGTTTAAGTTTGAGAGTCGGTTTATTTTGTTTGCAGTGTTTTGTGCTGCCCAACGCAATCGGCTGTCAACCTCATCCTTGCCAACAAAATCGTGCATTTTGTTAACTTGTTGCAGTAAGTCGCAAATTGCTATCAGGATTTTTAGTTCGTCTGTAATTGTGCTCATTTCTTTAGCCCATCAATTACGACTGTTGCCTGGCCGCCAGTCAATGTTTCTAGGATGACGTCATCGACTTGTAATAGGCGGTGGATGTATTCCAATGCTTGTGTGTCATCCCAGCCTTTACCGCGCACCAACGATTTGAGAAACGCTATTTGTTTTGGTGATGCACTGCCGTGACTGTCTGTTTTAGGCGTGCTGTTAATGCGGTTCACTTTGTCCATTTCGCTAACCGATGCGCGCTCGCCTGTGTGCCCAATTCGACTGTTGCTAATTGCTCGCCCAATCGCAGACGTTTCACAATTCTCTAGGAACGATGTTTTGTTAACCGGACTGTTACCGAATACTTCCTCGGCGTAACCAGTTGCAATAAGTCGGTCATCATTGTTGTAGCACTCTGCGCGCATGATGATGGTTGACCCGTCGTAATGGTGAATTGTGGTGATGATGCGGCCTTCTGGGTATTCAACCCACCATCGGACTAAGCGCTGGGCAACTGTTTCATACAGCGATAAATCAAAATGTGCCATTAGAAACCGCCATCCGTTGGCAGTGGCAAAATGTCAACTGGCAACAATGACGTTGCATCTACTCGATATACCCAAACGCCGTGCTGGTTTATTTCACGTCGGACGGCTTGTAAATGTGGTATGTCATCAGACCACATCCAACCCAAATATCGGTATGTTTCGTAATCTTTGTCAATTTTGATGAGTACCACTGGTTTGGCTGGCACGTTGTCTACATCGGCGCAGTTAATCCATAACTCATGTTTGATGTAATCGGTCACTCTGGCTTTAATTTCGTAGCCGGCAACATCGCCAACCATTTGTTTTGCTTCGCTGTAGGTAATGACCTGTGGTCGAGTCAATGCGTATTGATCTGCAAATAGCACTTCGGCCAGTGCGCCCTGGCAATCCACCACATACGAATCTTGTTGACTGTATGCGGTGTGTCGATTGTCGTTTGATGCGTCGTTGTTGCGTTGGCGCGCAATCATTTTGGCGTAATCTTTTTGCTCTTTAGATATTGGAAATGTCATTTGGTTAACAACTCCCAATCTGTTTTGAGGATGCTGTTTTCACACGTTTGGCAGGTTAACGCAGACCATGAAAAATGGTAAACAAGTTTTACGCACTCGCATGATGGACACACAATAAATGTGCCGTCTTTTTTTGCTCTGGTGTTTTTGGTTACTAACATTGTCGGGTTTCCTTTGGTCGGGTTTACTAAATGGACTTTATCACGTTAATTGCCGCGCGAATGACACTGGCATTAAAACGGTTTTGCTCGCCACCAATCGTCATGTGTGCGTCATACATCATTGTCAATTCGTCCAAAAGGATTTCGTGGTTGTCAAGCCGGTCTATTGGCCGCGCTGGCTTGATGATGTCGTCAACGAATTGCTTAAACACTTTGTTGTATTTGTCGGAATAGTTTTCGGGATACATTGTGTCTCTTGTTTCTTGGCTGATGCCAGTATCGGGATATGGACTTTCACTCACGGCGCTGATGTTACACGCTGGATGTTCCAGGGTTGGAACCCGCTGTTTAACCATATTTGATATGCAGCGCGCGTCGAGACAAGCGGGTCAAACAAATCGTCACATGTTTGTAATATGCGTTTTGCTTGTAACCAGCCGTTTGGCCAATACTTGTTTGGCAAACACCAAAATCCATTAATTTGGTAAATTCCGTATGAGCCGGTCATTACGTCATTTGGGTTGTATGCGCCACTTGTGCAATTTGATTCGCGTCTCATTATTTTCATAATGGTTGGGGTCTGCTCGACTACAAATCCGTTTGCCATTGCCAGCGACAGATATTGCCAGCACGCGGATTTGTCGGGGGGAATAGTCGTTGTCGGTGGTGTTGGAATTGTGGTCATTTGGGCCATTGGCACACTGTCTGGCACTGGCTGTAAAGGGTCACTAGACGCGCTAGGAATGCTGTAGGCGAGAAATACGGTAATTAAGCCTGCTAAGGCCCACATGACCGATTTGTTGAATATATCTAAAATCATTGTTTCTCCAGTTGGTAGGGGATGCCCCAAGAATCGCCGATGACGTTTCGGAACGCAATTTGACTGTGTAAAACTTTGCCGCTTTCAGGGTCACGAAATATCTGCACCATGACTTGCTGTTCGGTGGACAGATTGCACTTAAAAACTTCGTAGTGGTATGTCTTGGCATCTGGCATCTTGCGTCTCCAATCGTCGGTAGTACGACCATAGAGCATCACTGTGGTAATTCGGTGAATACCCTCTGAAACGCTTGTTTTACTTGGTTTGGTGCATCGGCCATCTGTGGGTTTATCTCAATATGCAGCCAATCGCCCCCAGGGCTACCGAAAATTGTTGGCTTGCTGTATGACGTCCAGCGCTGTCTGTCGCAGCGCCAGCCGCGCCCAAAACTTTTAGGAAAATAGTCAAGCACACATTCAACGCCTAACGCGTTTGCGTTGGCTAACACAATGTTTATAAACGCAATAGTGCCTTTACGGTTTGCGTTTGGATGTTTTTCTGACGGTCTGTATGACAAGTCAACTGCTCGACCAGTGGCGTGCACGCTCAACTGGTCATCGTGGCCATGTTGTTGTCTAATGCCCCAACTGCCATTATTCCAAAACGCGCCGTTGCCGTAGCGAATTGCGCAACGTATCCATTCATCCATGCCGGCACGCGGGCCATCGGACGCACCGTCACTGTTGCCCGTGTACGGCCTGCTGTTTACAATTTTAGGATTGGCTGGTACTACGGCCAAATGCTTGATCTTTCGGATTAAGCCAACGCATCAGTGGTGGCACTAATGCTGCAATGCCAGCCTTAGCCAAGTCTGACGGGTCAGTGTTGCCAGTCATATAAACGGCAAGCACGGCGGCTAATGCTGATCTGCCGTAACTGCATGCAAGCGCTTTAACGTTTTTCATGTTTATGCGTTGGTGTAGGTAACGCTTACCTCGCCACCGTTAGCCATCAAGTTGTATGGCTGCATCTCAATCCAACCCTCGTTGCAACCTGAAAAGCCTTCGCCGTTCATTTCACCACTCATGCAAATAATGTTGCTTGATGTCCAGCCATCGTCTGCGCCTGAACCACCAGCAGACCATGCCACTGAGCCTTGCAAAATGCAAATGCCGTCTTGATACCAACGCATTGCGTTAGTAATGTTTGTGTCGTTTGAGCCAAAACCTAAACTAGTTGATGCGCCAGATGCAGCCTCAGCCGTTGCACCGTTTGACGATTGCACTCTCAGTTCGTACTTTGTTTGGTTATGTATGGTGAATGTGACCGGGCCCATATTGTTTCTCCTTAGTTAAGTAATTCTGTGGCTAATTCTGTCGCTTTTACCATTGTTGCTGCCTCTGTTGGTTGCAAGGCTGGGTCATCCATCCATTCGAGGCAGTAGTAACCGTCACCCGGATCGTTATATTTCCATGTTGTGCCCGGTGCAAGTTCGCGTGTGGCGTTGCCTATTTGTGTGTTGATTTCTGCTGTCGTTGGTGTAGCCATTATGCAACCTTTGTAATAACGATTTGTGCGTAGATTTCGTCACCTGTTGCGCCGCCGTCAACGCCTAGACCGTTTCCAGATGCTGTTGTCTGTGCGCGGTGTTGCAACTCAATGTTTGTTGAGCCAGTCAGGGTAAATGTTGTGCTAGCAAAACTATGTGTTTGTGCATAATCTCCACCAGACGCGCTGTATGCGTTTACGCCTTGCACAATTGTTGTGCTGGCCGTTGTGTTTTGCACTCTTAATTTGTGCACGGCAACTTTGTAACCAGGCGCAAAACCATAAACGTTGTAAGTGCCTGCGCCCAATGTTATGACACTTGACGCAATAGAGCAGCCGCTAATCGTGTTAATAAGTGTTGTGTTTAATGTTCGTTTGACATAACTGCCAGCGGTAAACGTACCGCCAGATGTTCCGGCCGCTTGTGTTTCGTTAAAAATTGCGTAAGTTAAAGCGGTTGCTGGAATTGGCCCAACAGTTGCCCACGCTGAGCCGGTGTAATACTGCACCACATCAGTGCTCTCTAAATAACACAGTTGACCCTCTGCCAGCGCTTTGTTACTGCCACCAAATGCAGCGTCACGGGTGACGGTTGTAGCAAACACTGGCACGCCTGTGGCCGCGCTTATATTCTGCTGCGCTGCAGTTAAAATGGCATTTGCCACGAACAACGGAACAGTGGTTTGCGTGTTTGCCATAACGAGACTTTACCCTAACCGAGCACGTTCGTTGTGGACATGACCCCAAACGTTTCGTCGTCCAGTATGAACTGGTTAAGCACGATGGTGGCTGATGTCCATAACGTCATACGATGCCCAGATGCCATGTCAATATTGTGGTCAATGCCTTCCACCGATAGCGATTGTTGAACGGATAGCGGCGTGCCACTGGTAAATGTTTTGGTAATTTCTACGGTTTGTCCAATTTCTATAGGCGCTAACGCCGTTTTTTGGGCATCGGTCAAACTTGCAAACGTGGTAGACACCGACGTAAAACGCGGTTTAGGATTTGGGTAGAGCAAGTAACTTGCCAGTGTGGCGGCTTGCGCGTTGGTGGATAGCAGGCTGTCGGTAATGGCTTCTGTCTGCGTAAAGTACTGGCTAATGGATGTGGCGTCGCTGGCGTTCTGTAGCACACCGCCTTCAATAGTGACGTTGGCATTGTTAATAACTGACTGTTGGTCAAACTCAACAAGGATGACGTCATACGGTGTAGCAGTGTTAGTGTCATCAAACGTCACTGTGGGCGCTGCAAGTGTTGTTCCGATACGTTCTTGCGCGGTCAACACGTTTGCTCGACTACAAAAAATACGGCCCTGTTCGGCCTGTTGGACGCGGTTTAGATAGGCATTCACATTTGTGCCGGACGGGATTGTGTAGGCGCCCAGCGTCGCTGTGGGGCTTGCTGTGAGCGATGTTGACCCTGTGAACGCTGCGGCGCTTAAAACGGCTGTAATGCGCGCTGACGACGTCTGGGAACTAGTAGCCGTAGATGGCAACGAGCCCTGCGATAGCACATATGTGTTGTCTGCAGCAAAAATGTTGTATGACGTCAACCCGTCCAGGCTGTATGTCTGGTTGTATGTGGTGACTACGCCTGTAAACAAGTATTCGCCGTTGCGGCTTAGTCGAATTGGGCGCAATGGCGCTAGTCCAGGCTGTTCAGTCAGTTGGTTGTAATACGGGCTGGCTGTGTTAAGCGGGTCATAATCTCGGTTTGTTTTGGGCACGCTAATAGAAACGGACATTGTGCCAGGCCCAAACACATCCAACGGTTTGTGACGGCCACGACTGATACGCATGTTTTGTACTACTGGCGTAATGTCCACAAAATCTACGCCGTCGCCGTCAAGCACGTCTGGCCCGTTTAATACGGATTCATCCAAATAAAATGCTTCGCCGTCGTAACCGCTAGACAACTCCAGCAAATATGTGCCGCCCGTAATACAAGTAGTGGCAGTCATTATCGAATCGCTAAATTAAGTGGCCCGTAAACTTGTGTGTATTGCGTGAGCGCGTCCAACACGGATTGACCAATGTCTACAGCCGATGAAATACCGCCAGACACATTGATAGTCACATCTGGACGGTTTGCAATGCGTTCCTGAATACCGCCCACATAGCCAATAGGGCCGTTGACCGGTGCAAATGACGGCCCCTGGCTAGTCGAGCCACCGCCACCGCCACCGATGGCTGGGATTAACTCTGGCATTGCAGGAATAGAAACGCCTGGCATTGTGCCACCGCTTTTCGGCGGGTTTGGTGGCGCAAAAATACCGCTACCAGACGGCGTGTTTAATGTGCCAGACCCAAAATTTGGTACGGGTATGCGCGGCATGTTCATCATTGGCACTTGGTCAATGTCCTTAAACGGGCTCAACAAATTAAGCGCATAAATAGCAGAATTGACCATTGTGTTAATTGCGTTGACTACTAACTCGACTGCACCAATTACACCGTTGCCGATGACGGCGACTGTTGCAGCAATCATTAATGCAAAATCCTTAAAGGGTTGAATAGTTTGTTTTATGGCTTGTGGGCCTGCTTTAAACAATTCGTAAAACGCGCCCAATGTTATTGCCACAATGGCAACTGCAGCGCCCAACGCCGCCGCTGACGCCTGCACTGTGGTAAACGAGCCAGCCAAAACCACGTTTGCAATTTTTA